TGGAAGACAGATTATTTTTAAGCCTTACAACTAAAGAAAAAGACAAAATTTTAGATAGTTTGACGTACTTAGATTTTCAAAAAGCTGAATATGGATTCCTAACTAAGAAAATGCTACCTTTGCTAGATTATATGAAACAGGAGATTTATCATGAAGCATAGTTGGTTCTACTACAATAAGGTAGTAGGAGACAAAGTTATAGATCATATAATAAAAGCAGGATTGGACACAGGATTGAAAATTGCTCAAGTAGGTCACGACAAGCCAAGAACAGACAAAAAAATTAGAAAAACAAAAATTTCTTTTATAGATGAAGCCAAGTATCCTGACATTTTTAAGTTAGTATACGATTTAGGAATTAAATGCAATAATATGGCTTACGGATTTGAGTTAAACGCATTACAGACTTGTCAATTTTCTCTGTATGAAGCACACGATAAAGATTATTATGATTGGCATATTGATACGGATTGGATGACTGAACAAATGTCTCATAGAAAGGTATCAGTAGTTATACAATTATCCGATCCATCTGAATATGAGGGTGGTGAACTTGAAATACGAAATTCTGAGTTTGGTGATCATAAAAGTAATGTAATGAATAAAGGAACTGTAATAACTTTTCCTTCTTTTATGGAACACAGGGTAACTCCTGTAACTAAAGGAAAAAGAATGTCATTGATAGGTTGGATTCGAGGGGCAAAATTCAGATGATTATGGACAATGCCATTTATGTGCCTAAATTTAAACTTCCACCTGTACATTGTCATCAAATTATAGAGGAACTTGAATTTAAAATACAAACCCAACCAAGCATTATTTGGAAGAATCAAGAAGGATTATCAAGGAAAGACGAGTCTATATTACTTGATACTAAATATGCTTATGAAGGTCTTGATATAAGAAGGCATTTAGGTTTAGGTGATTTAAGTAATGTAGTTAATGAATGCCTAGATGAAGCCTTGAGAGAATATGTAGAAATATTTGAGTCTCTTAAACTATGTAACCTTACTAGCGTTCAACAAAAGATACAGAAAACAACTAAAAGTGGTGGCTATCACAACTGGCATTTTGAACAAATTGCTTATGAAAATTCTAGCAGAGTTCTAGTTTGGTCTATATATTTGAACGATGTTAAAGAAGGTGGAGAGACAGAATTTCTATATCAAAGTGAAAGGGTTAAAGCAGAACAAGGCAAAATACTAGTGTTTCCTGCGAACTTTCTATATACTCATAGAGGCAATCCACCATTATCAGGAGACAAATATATTTTAACTGGTTGGTTTAATTTATTTTAAGGAAATAAAATGAACAGGAAAATTAATAATACAATCGCCTTTGGTATAGTTGCTTGTTTTTGGATTGTTTTTGTTTTACCTGTAATGGCAGTAGATGAGAGTGTAATAACGCAAAATACCACATCTACTGTGAATACGACAGGAACAAACGAAACGACAGTAAAATCGCCGCCACCATCAGCCATCAGTCCAAATGTCGGTGGTAACAACTCTGATCTATGTACGATCTCATCTAGTGGTGCTATGGGTACACAGATATTTTCATTAAGCCTTGGAGCTACATATACTGAGCAAAATTGCCTTAGACTAAAGATGGCAAAAACGCTTTACGATTTTGGAATGAAAGTTGCGGCCGTCAGCCTCCTATGTTCCGATCCTTCAGGAGAAGTGCATAAAGCCATGGCTATGGCGGGGACGCCGTGCCCGTATATGGGCAAAATTGGGGCTGAGGCTACTGCGGCATGGGAAGTTCATACAGAGGACATACCTGTTCCTACAATGGAACATCAAAAAACTGTGGAGGAGAAACGTGATACTGCAATCAAGATCATGGGTGCTGTGGTTTCTGCTTTTTTGTTCTTCTAGCTCATTCGCTTACACATTTGGATACACACCAAATGCGGCACTCAATGGCTTAGAGTGGTCAATGACTCCTGCTTATATAGGAACTAACGCTATTGGTGGCATGGACATCTCAGGGGTATCGTACAAATACACACCAATAAAAGTAACAGAAGATGATTTTATTGTTACATTAGAAAACGATAGAGTAGGTGGTGGTTATGTGTTTCAAGATGTACAGGATTGGTCACAACGAGAAGGTGGTACAGAAGTTAGAAGAGTTATAGCATTACCATATACACCAATTGCGGTGTTTGGTAACGGAAGACTCAAACAAGAAGGCATAGGTAGTGTTCAAGATGCACAAGTGCTGTACATCTATAGGTTTGATGCCTGTTTCGATCCACAGAGTGATCCTAACTGTCCGGGATATAAAAAACCTCCACCTCCTAAACTTCCTGATCTCCCTGACTATGATGCCTTGCAAGACGAATCAGTTAAATTAGCACAAGAGGAAACAGACAGAGAATTACTTGATGATGAGGAGGTTAAAGAGGAGGATGAGGAAGAAGAGGAAGAAGAGGATATGGAAATGCTTTTAGCAACTACTGAAAACGCATTAGCTATTGCAGATGGCATATCTCAATCAGCTCTTATGGCAACTATAAACAAAGCTACAAATGTTACAAGCTACTATGTTGCGATCATACCTGACAGTTATTACCCTGAAAGTGTCACATTACAAGGTGGTACAATCGTGGATAATAAGAAAGCATTAAGGAGATTAGCTCAAGATAATTTAATGAATGAAATGATAGAGGAGCAATACAAATGAAAAAATTATTAATCACACTCAGCTTGATCCTTGGTGCAACAGCAACACCAACTATAGCAGTAGACATTGATGGAACAGTAGAAAGCAGATGCACAGTAGCGACTACATTGCCGGGAAAGTATGGCAACCCAAACGCATATACGCTGACAACTGATCCTGCAAGTGGAGGTCAAGTGCCAATTATTAGATTTGATACCACTCTAGCTAACGCTTACCTAGCACAAGTGAGCTATCCTACAAGCTTTAGTGTTAGTCCATCATTGGCAGATAATGTGACATGGACAGGTGCTGTGACTGTTAAGGCGGCAGGTGAAAGTGGCATGTCAGGATATCATGCGGCAAGTACCACAAGTGGATCGATGCGAACTTACACTTTGACTGTTGCAGGAAGTCTTTGGTTACAATCAACGTCTATAGCTGTCTATGGTGGTAACAGAGCATTTCCCGGTGGTACTTATAGAGCTGTAGTTTTAGCTGAATGCGTTGCTCAATAGCGTTATGTTTATTATTGTTTAATTACTCAGTATATAGTCATGAGCAAACACCAACGTATTTAAAGTGGGAAGTAAGTTACATAACTGGAATTAAAAAAACTCAGCTTAGGCTGTGGAATGCTAGAAAAGAGATACAGTATTATGAAATAGGAGTATTTGAGGAGGACTTGGAGACACCAATACCCTTTGTTACAAGGTACAAAGTAATCCCTGTCGGATACTTAAAAGAAGTAAAGTTTGATATATATATTAGGGAAAGCAACATAGCAGATGCTAGATATGTCTGTTCTTTATCTAAATTAAGGAGTAATGAGAAGAGTCAAACCTTGTTAGCTACTAGAATATGTTCAAAATTCAAATAAAATGGTTACTGTTAGTTATGTTAAGCACACAAGCGATAGCTAACAGTACATCTCTGAACCTACAGTTGCCAAGTGGTGGTTCTAGCTTTGGTACAGATAGTATTAAAGCAGGTGATCTTGACTGTTCCAACTCCATTGGAGGTTCAACAAATTTTGAAATCGGTGTAACTGGCATTATTTCCAATGCAGATAGTCTTTTCGGAACAGAAGTTGATCCATTGAACCCTCAAACGAAAGATTTAGGGGTATATGCTCGGATTGTTATTCCTTTGGATGCACCACGAGAAAGAGTCAATTGCAACACGCTGTATCAACTGGAGCTTCAAAGACGTAGGCTAGAAGTTGAAAAGTTGCGCCAGGAGATAGAACTTTTAAAATCACTTCAAGATGGAGATGGATTTGACAACTGATCTAGGAGACAAGGTATCAGAAATCGAAGGTTTGGTCGATAAAAGACTCAAACTAGGAGGTCTTAGGTTTACATACACTCAATTAGTGGGTGCATTTGCTCTTCTAAGCACGATTGTTGGTTCACTCTATGGAGGGTTCTTAATGTATCAAAAAGTGGAAGGAATCGCAAATTTGGACTTAGGTGCTATTGCAGGACAAATGGCAACGACTTCAGCCGATGTATTAAGGGTAGAGGAGGTAGCTTCAGCTATAAAGATAGAATTGAAGGAAGATTTAGCTCGGTTAAGAACTAGCAGTTATAATCTTGAAAATCGCATAGACTCAAAGCTACAGTCTATTGATGTACGGATCACAACAATGGACAATAAGTTAGATAAATTTGACATTCAATTAGATGATACTGAAGAAAAGCTAATGAAGAGAATACAACAGTCATTAGACAATCCTCTCAGTAACTGATATCATAGGAGAATATTTATGACAGCACAACAGAGGATGCAGCTTCAAATAAA